ACTTTTTTAGATGAAGTGTCTGTAAAAGCACTTGTAACTTTAATTTGTTTATTATTTGTTTGCTGTAATGTATTGGTTTCAGTTACGTCTATATTTTTCTGCTCAACAGTACCGTCTGACATTATTACACTTATTTTTTGATCTGCTCCAGATAGTTGCGTTATTAAAGAAGTTGTATCATCAACTGTTAATACAGTGTTGTCATCACTTATAGAATTTACTCTTCCACCAGCCCTTTGTAGAGATTTAACTGGATCGTTAATTTCAATTACTGTTCCTGGCCTGACGATAGAACCAGCATCAATTGAAGTTGAAAAACTTACAACTTCTGACTCTTCTTCTTCTGCAAATACAATAGCCTTTGCTAATCTCAAAGCCTGTTTTTCCGAGGTACAGCCAAACGCTTTTACAGTTTTTTCTATTAATCCAAATTTATTAATTCTTGCCTCTTGTACTGGATCTGTTAGATCATCACCATATACGGCATAATCAATCTCTCTTGTCTCATTATTAAAGAAACTTACTTTTATTATTGTGTGCCTTTGTTTAGAACTTGCACCAGAATAATTAAAGCCAGCTTCAGTGACATTAGCAAGGTTGAATAAATAAGAAGCATCAGTTGGTCTATCCTGTGTAATCGTTAATGCTCCGCTTGACCATATAGGCATACATCTCATTACCCCTGCCAACTCGTTTATTAATTTAAAAGCGTCATTACTATTTTGAATATTGACATTGCAACTAAACCGAGCTTCTTCTTCTACTATTTCATTTGCATATCTACTGGCAGCTACAAAACTCTGTATATCTAAAGTCGTACTAGTTCCATTAGTTATAAAAGTATTATCAGGGTCTAAAAAAGTTCCAAATCCGTATCTTGAATTAGTAAGTAAATCAAGCAATATCATTGAAGGGCATGAAGTCCATACAGCAGCACCCATCGTACCTCCAAAGACATAGCCATGAGGATAATTAATGCGACCATCAGCAATGTCTACATTGGGCGTAATTTTATATGTTAAATTTCCTGTAATATCACTTCCAGTAGTATTTGTGGTCGCAACAGTATATTCAAACTGATTAGGTAAATTTGTTGTTACTAAACCTTGAAATCCATTAATACTTGATTGGTTACTGCTAACAGTTACAAAATCTCCAAGAACTAATCCATGTGCTGAGTTATCACTTGTTGTAACTTCAACAATTTTTGTATTGTTAAAATATTTATATGTCGCACTAACACTTACAGCACTTTCTCCTGGAATTTTAACCTTTATACCACGAATACGATAAGCTCTTTGAGGTATTTTATTAAACTGATCACTTGAAACCCGTAAAGCGTGATAAGCACAGTCTGGATATGTAAGTTTCTCATGAAAAACCTTAGTAAAACTTGCCCATTCAAATTTATCAATAAATTTATCTGCGTCTGCTGTAGCTACATCTGGTGTTTTACGAACCACTCTTACAAATACCTGAGTAAAATTATTATTCCCATCTAGATTAATAAGATATTCTTTTTGGTAAAGGTCTTTACTTCTACCAGAAATAATTTCATTAGTTGCATTAGTATCATTTGGATCGAAAGCAGCATCAGAACCTACAACTGTTGCATAGTTATCTGTACCATCACTATTTGTTGGGCTTGATGGGTTAGAACCTCCTACATAAGCAAGTTGTATTTTTAGTTCGACACTAGATCCTTCAACATCTCCATTGTCTTGAAACTTCTGTATCTGAGGAAATTGTATAACAACTTTTACCGCATCCACTCTAGATGTGGAATCTACAGGATTACTGTCACTAATTGATCTGGATACACCAACACTTGTAGAACCATCTGGATTACTATGAAGCACCTCAATAGGGCTTGCCAACTCGTTTCCACTTTCTAGTGTTAAATCTTCATCTTCAATGCTTTGTATAGGTGGCTGGTTACTAATTCCAAATCTTGTTTTAAAGCTTACATCTCTAAAGTTAAAATCTGAATTTTGTGTGCTTTGAGTTCTAGATACATAATCTTCTGTATTTGTAGGAATAGCAAGTACTGGCGTTCCATCTAAAAACACATCGCTTAGTGCAGAAGTTGTATAATGGCTTGCTGATTTAGCAATTCCTTTTTTAGATGGTGTTGCGAAGCCTTCAATCTCTCCCTCAGACACTAGATCTAATACAGTTGCAAATTGTTTGCTTTCTAAGGTGTCGGGTGCTCTATAAGGTTGACGAGAACCACCGCCAAAAAAGTTTCCAGCACCTTCAATCTTTTTGGTCATGTAGTAGTTCCCTCTGTCTCTACTTGTATCTGGTTTGTATCTACTGAAGCTGAAATAACCACTGATCCAGTTGTGATCTCTCCATATACTACAGGTAATGTAGTTCCTGGTCTAGCAGTGTTTTGTATTCCGCTAAAACTAAATGATAGTCTAGGGTCTGCTTCTCCATCTGGAGCTTCTGGTAGAGGAAATAATAACTCAGAAGCACCCTGTAAAACTAAGGCAGCACCAATTCCACTAATTGCTGTAGCAAATTTTGTAGCAAGAGCACCTTTTCCAGCTATAACTGCTGGTGTCATTCCTGGCCCATAAGTTCCAAATAATCCTGCACCAGGAAGTAAGAATGATGCTCCTATTAAAGCTGCTCCAAATAATATTTTTCCAAAACCTTTACCTCCTGCTCCAACTATTACGGGCACAATATTTATAGTTGATTTTCCCACAGGATAGGTTAATTCATCTTTTCCTATCTCTTCTTTATCTACTAAAACTTTGTAGTATTTATCAGACATATATTTTTCGACACCTTTAAAATTATGTACAAGAAATCTTACTGCTTCAGCAGGGCTGTTAATTATTACGTCAAATTCTTTATAACCAACAAAGTCAGCTAAATCTCCATGTAATTTAAGTGTTCTCAACATACCTATACCTCTTTGCTGTACATTTTAACAACCATAAACTGTAAGGCTCTCTACAACTAAGTCTATCTGTTAAGTGATGTAATACCATATCTCCTAGATAAATTGCGACATGATTTAGAGTTGGGTGCATAATACTCATTAACAAAACATCTCCCACCTGTAAATTTTCATCTATACGCAATTCTCTAAAACCAGTTCTCCACGCATAACTTTCAAATAATGGATTTTCTAAAAATTCTTCTGGCGACATACTACGGTCATAATCCCTAAGAAGTATATTTCTTTCTTTTTTATAGTAATCTCGAACCAAGCTCCAGCAGTCTGTCACACCCCAAATCCATCTTCTCCCCAGTAAGTCTGGAACGTAACCATCAGGTTCTCTATAAATCCATCTATTTGTTCTAGGGTCTACTATGTGCCACGGAAGTTTGCTGCTTTCACAGTTAACCTTATCACTTTCGCTAAATACTAACTCGGTTGTTGGGTGGCTATGAATTATTGCAATTATATCTCCAGAATTTGCAGCAGCTACATAGTCCTCTGGATCTAATACAAAACACTTATCTGGATTTAAAGACAGGTTATTGCATGGTTTATAAACTTCTTTGCCTTTGATATTTACAAGTAAACCTACGGATTCTTTAGGAGAATCTTTTTTGGCATGATCTAGAGCTTTGTCTTTCCAGTGCATTAAACGAAAGATCCAAGAGATGGAAATAGACTTCTAGTGCATTGTCTTTTTGGCGCTCTTACTCCCACTAAATCAAAAGCAGCAGCTAACTCAAATTCAACAACATCCCTATTTTCACTTGCTTTTCTGTCAATGGTATAAATTTCTCTAGGAAATTCAGCATCGGGATCAGGTGTACCGAATGGATTAGTAGGAGGATTACTTCCAATGGGAGCAAAATTAGCTGCATCTAAAAAACGTGCCAAAGTTCTTATCCTAGTTACGGTTGCTCCCATTAAATCATTACCACTGGTTACTTTATTTACGATCAATAATATCGCTGATATTGTTCCCTCTATATTGGATACAACTAATTTAGGTCTGGGCAATTGGCCTTTTTGGTACGCAAATCCTTCTGCTGTTACGGGTATTCTTTGATATGTTTGACTATTCCATATAATGTCCGCATCCTCAGGATTAACTATATCTTCTTTTAAATTTGTTCCCGCGTGAAAACGATAAATGTCAATGTTTTGAGCAGTCCAAGTAACTTGGTTGTCGCTAATAGTAAAACCACTAGGTTCATTATTCCCACTTTGCCCTGCTGTTGTGCATTTAAAAACAATAGTTTTGCTTGAATTAGCTGAACTTACTATATCTCCTAATTCATAAGTTCTGTTATTTTCCCAAAGATTATAGTGTAATGCGTGATTGAAAGTTAAAGTAAATAATTCAATAATCGCTGACGGAGCGATACCCTGTATATCGCTGAAAACAGGTTTGTTATCTATTGTCATGGTTCAAATACCTCTCTAAATGTTGCTTGCACAGTAGCTCTGTCTAAATATGGAATTGATTTAGACCAAGACTCACATACAACTTTTCTGGTCACACTTTCTCCAGGAGGTGTAAAGTCAAAACTTGTAGCATTTTTATGTTGCAAATCTAAAAAAGTTTCAATCGCTTGTGCATCTGTATTTGATTTTTCAAACCTTAAATTATAAACTTTAGGATTTTGATGTTGAGGTAAACCAAAAACTACTCTTTGTTCATATCCATCTGCAAAACGTGTGACTCTGGTAAAAGGTGCAGATGATTTTTGTACTCCATAAGAAGGAGTTGTTCCTCCAGTAGACGTTCCAACATCTGAATCATTAAAGGTAGCCATTATGCAAGTAAACCTCCAGGTCTTTTCTGCTGTATTAATTCTGATTGTATAGCAACAGATATAAGACGACCAAGTTCTTTTCCTCTTTGTTCATCACCTTCAACAGAAGAACCAGAGGCATCTACATTTACTACTACATTTGTAGAACCTCCTAACTGGTGATTTGGTGTTATCTTTCCAGAAGCCCCTGGCGTAAATAATTCTGGACCTCGTTCACCAACTATATAACCCCTTCCCTTAGTAACAGGACCACCCTCTGCTCTGCC